GTGCGAGAGAAGCTGACGGCGCGCCGACTGAACAGCCTAGAAGTCACCGGCAAGGAATACGAAGTCCACGACACCACCGTGCCCGGCCTGTTCGTGCGCGTGACGGCGGCCGGCGCAAAGTCCTATGTCGTAACCTGGGCGCGTGCTCGCAAGAAGACGCTAGGCCGTGTCGGCATCCTGACACTTGAGCAGGCCCGCGAAGAGGCGCTGCAGTACCTCAACGAAGCACGCAAGCACGGCGAACCGCTGGCAGTAACACAAGGCCGCCGCGGTGCCGGCACCCCTACCCTGCGCAGCTTCATCGATGACCACTATATGCCGTGGTTCAAGGCCCACCACAAAGGCCACGAGAAGACTCTGCACACGCTTAACACCAGCTTCGATCCGATCATGTACCGCCGCCTCGATGAGATAACCGGCCGCGACCTTGAGCAGATCCGTACAGCCTGGCTCAACGGCGGCAACAAGCCGGCCACCGCCAACCGCAAGATGGGAAGCATCAGCGGAGTATTCAGCCGAGCCGTGGAATGGGCGTATCTGCCCGCCTCGCCCTTGGAAAAGGTCAAGCAACTAAAAGTCGATTCAATCGGCCGCATCCGCTACCTGTCGAAAGACGAAGCCAAAGCCCTCAGGGACGCGCTAGACGCACGGGAGGAACGCATCAGGGCAGAGCGTGACAGTGCGAATGAATGGCGCGCAAAACGCGGCAGAGAGGCTTTACCAGACCTTCGCGCCCTTGCCTTCGCCGATCACCTGAAGCCGATGGTGCTGCTATCGCTCAATACCGGGATGAGGCGCGGCGAGCTGTTCAACCTTCGCTGGCATCACGCCAACCTACAAGCCAAAACCCTAACGGTAGCCGGTGAAGGCGCAAAGACCAGCGAGACACGACATATCCCGCTCAACGCCGAAGCGCTGGCCACACTGCAGGGATGGTACGACCAGGCGAGCGGTACCGGTTACATCTTCCCCGGCGAGGACGACAAGCCCATGACCGACGTGAAAACCGCCTGGCTGGAGCTGCTGAAGAACGCCGGCATCGTCGGCTTCCGCTGGCACGATATGCGCCACGACTTCGCGTCGCGGCTGGTGATGGCCGGCGTACCGCTGAACACTGTGCGCGATTTGCTGGGGCACGCGGATATCAAGATGACGCTCCGCTATGCTCACCTTGCACCGGATAGCAAGGCGACGGCGGTCGAGCGGCTTATTTGACGGATTTAGCCATGATCGTCTTGTACTCCTCATATGAGGGCTGGAATGGCTTGTTCTGCGCAAGAAACTGAACGTAAGCCTTTATCGTTTCCCACTCTTCCCTCACCAGCTCGATATTGACCATGAAAGGCACCGGCACCTTCAATCCCATTCGGGCAGTCAGGCCGTTCAAGTCACCAAAGACGTCAAAATCCCCCTCAAAGTAGGCCGTTTCGTGGCTTAGCACGACGAAGGCCGCGTTAAAGATGTCATCCCCAGAGATTCGGCCACCTAGAGCGCCGGCTCTCAGCTGAAAAAGAACATCATCATCAGTCCATATAGCCTCCAGAACGGCAAGAAAGCTGATCTTAGGCATCTTCTTAGAGCTGTCGAACGGGTTCTCCACCTGCGTGGTTTCCAGTCCCCACTCCAAGAACTCTTCCATCAGCTTCACGATCTTGACCCGCTGTGACGCCGCGAGCAGTTCAATCCCGGCCTTTAGGTACGGATCAACCCTTGCTGACATCACTACTTTTTTCGATCTATTTGCCATCGCCCCTCCGCGTATACAAGCCAATGCGCTTGCATTCCATGTTACTTACTTTTAGATTGTCTACGTGCCGTCCAGTATCGTCCGGATGGAGCTACAACGCAACGGAGAAACACATGAACCAAGCCGCAACGCTGCAACCACTCGCTGTCGGTCCTGAAGAAGCCGCCAGCGCGTCCGGAATCACCCGTTCCGCCGTCTACGAAGCCATTGCCCGAGGAGACCTCGCGTCGTTCAAGGCGGGGAGGCGTCGCCTGATCCTCGTCGAGGAACTACGCGCCTGGCTGAACCGGATGGCGAAGGAGAATACCCGATGAGCAATCTCGACCAACTGCTTCGCCCTTTTCAACTGCGTCGCCTGATTGTGGATCTTGAGAACGACTCAGTTCTGATTGAAGCCGCCACGGACGTCGGGTCGGTGCAGATCGACCTGCACGAACTGCACATTAACGGTGGCGCCGATCTATTAAGCCACTCCTTTGATGCTGGCGATAAAGCCCTGATCGATCGCTTCAGAGCGGCAATTCAAAAGGACTTTCAATGACCGTGAGACTACTTGACCGGGCTGGCGCCGTGCTGGGCTGGCTGAACCTACCTGGGACCGCCAAGTTAGCGGATCTCGAACAGCTCCGGAATCTTGGAGCGTATCGTTTGGAGGTTGTATGAGAGAGGAACTGAAGGGTAAGCCCGAAGCGGAGCTGCAACTCCGCTTGGGCGACTACCAAAACGTCATGAGCATGACTGCCCAGATTGTGGCACCCACCGCCGATATTGTCGACCACTCCGCCGAGGCTCAGGCGGCTAGGCTGGTCGCCGCATTGCGGGCCGGTCCCGTATCGACGATCACAGCTGCCAAGGAGCTGGATATCGTCCACCCCCCGTCAACTGTGCGCCGCTTGCGCCGCGACGGTTGGCGAATAGTCACCGAATGGACCTATAGCCCCACCGAGGCGGGCAGGAAGCCTCACCGGGTAGGCCTGTACATCCTCGTTGCAGAAGCGGCCTAACGGCCACAAGCCGGCAGGGCGACCCTCTGCCGGCCTTCTGAAGGAATACGGGAATGGCTATTCGCAAAGGCAAAGGCAACACCAAGACAAAGGCGCCGCCGTTCGTGATGCTGCAGAAGGCCATGATTCAATCGGCCGGCTACAGATCACTGAGCTTTGTTGCGCGCGTAGTTTTGGTGGAGCTTCTAGCGCAGTACAACGGCGAGAACAACGGGGACCTGTCCGCCACCCGAACCATGGCAAAGGATTGGGGCATCGGCTCAGCGCACACGCTACAGAAGGCACTGGCCGACTTGGAGGAAGACGGATGGATCATCCAGACCCGAAGCAGCTTGTTCAATCGTCACGGCCCGAGGTGCGCCCTTTACGCAGTCACCTGGCTACCGATCGACGAATGTCCTGGAAAGGATCTGGAAGTAGCGCCTCGCCGCGCCCCGCTGCGCCCACTACCAACCCTGTTCAGTTCGAAATCTTCCGGTGCAGAAACTGCACACGCACCGGTGCAGAAACTGCACAAGTAGAAAGCCGCATCTGTCCGGTTTCGTATGGCTCCGTTTCTAGTGCGGCCCTATATGTGCAGAAAGTGCACCGTAATCGCCGTTCTACGTGTGCAGAAAGTGCACACCCTTTTAGATATCTACCACCCACTACAGGTATTGCTGACCGACGAACTGCTTCAAGTAAGGCCAGCACCAAAGGATAACCAACACACATTCACGCGGCATCGAGAACCTAGGGAGGGAGACCGGCGCCGCAAAAAGGAGTAAGACCCATGACCGCATCTATCGAAACCACCGTCTGCCCGATTGACGCCTTCGACAACCTGACCCTGGCACGCGAGATCCTACATTGGATGGCCGCTGTGAACTGGGCAGCAGCTCAGGCAATGAAAGCGGGGCACACCGATTATGCAAAGCACCTGGCCGGGCTTGGCCAGCACATTTCGGATGACTGGGCGAACCACTTCGATGTGGAGGCCGAGAAGCTGGCCATCGCACATGGGGTGCACAAGCAATGAAGCCGATGACGCTAGACGAAATCCGCCAGCGCGATTTGAATCGCGTCTGTCATCACGAGGCCGGCCATCTTGTAGCCCTGACCAGACTTGGAGGACTGGGGAGCATAACAATCAGCGAGGTGGAAAATTGCGACGACCTAATGCTGTACGGCGGCAGGTGCCAGATTCTCATGCCCCCGGCTGCCGAGCGTGGGGAGGTTCTGGTGGGGCTGGCCGGTGTGATCGCTGAGGATCTGATGTATGACATCGGCGTAGAAGCTCAAGAAATCTTGGAGCATATCGAGGAATCCATGTCAGACAGTGACGCCAGGATCGCCAGCGGCTACACGCCAGAGGATGTAGAGCGAGTGCTAGACCTGCTTCGCGAAAACTGGGCAGATGTTCAGCTTCATGCAAATAACCAAGTATCCAAGTGGGAGGTGCTGCGGTGAAGCCGGGAGAGCTCTCACTGTTCGCCAAGATCGCGCCAATGGTTGCCCACTGTGACGGAGCGGTCGCCGCGTTGGAGATGTACCAGGCCGACGCCGACTGCGGAGAGCTAGATACCAAGATGCTGTCGGGATTCCTACAGGGTCTGTTCGCTGCAGGCGTGCTCAGCGACGAGGATCTGGCTGCACTCGATACGCGGCGCATCCACTGACCGCCCACCCCATCAGACCCCGCCACTGTGCGGGGTTTTTTAATGCGCTCAGAACTGAGCCGATCACTCATTCCGAGCGCGTTGCGATTGGCGAGGCTATCGAGGCTGAGCTGCAAGGCCGCGTAGGCAATCCGAATCTGAAAGACTCAATCCCGGAAAATTTTCCGGAATTGCCGAAAGGAGACACTCGCGATCTAGCCGCAAAAGCTGCCGGCTTCGGCAATGGCTTAACGTCCGTTCAACACCTGTTCAACGACCGTTCAACATTCGTTGAAACCCTACTCTAACCGGCAGGGTTTCGGACTTACTCCCTCTGCCACCGTGTCGAATTCAACACACTGTGTCGTTTTCAACACGCGAGACAGACCAACCTGTCCGACTCGGACCAGATCGGCGGTCACCCGATCAAGGTCGAGGGTTTCCCCATATCAAGGCAGAGTATTTTTCCCCAGAACTCACCGAGACCAAAACGGCTCACTCGACCTGGCAGCAGGCCGGAGCAGGTACGCAAGCCGGTACGCACGGAATCAGTACTTTTCCGGTGCGTACCTCGGCTAGTCGAAAACACCGAAATTCCGGTAGTTCCGATTAGCGCTCGCCTGCCCGACACCCCGCGCCATTGGTGTAATGGTGTCGGGCGTATCACTTTGGATCACCCAGAATTGCTGGCACGTTTCCAGTCTTTCGCCCCTTCGCCAACCCCCGCCGACTCGCCTTCCCTTCTGTATCAGCTCAAGCACACCTAAAAACTACTGGATGAATACACACTAAAAGCTTGCCATCTGCTCAAATCGGCATATCATGTCAATTATGACGACGTGTCGTCTTTGATTACATAGCAGGGGCAGGAAATGGCATTCACAGAATCTCAGCAGCCGACCAAGCGCCGCGGACGTGCCAAGGACGTGACGAAGCGAGAGGTAGAGGCCGCCCGTAATCGCCTACGCGATGCAGCCGCGGCAGGGGATCTCCAAGCCTGTGCCGCACTGATAGCCTTAGCGGAACGACTCCCCTGCCAGCCCCTTCAGGCCGGCAACGCATGACTCCGGAAGAGTTCAAGGAACTGCGCCGCCAAGGGGCGCGCCAGACCATTCAGGCGATGGGCCTGAAGATGACGACCCGCCCCAATGGGCTGATCCGTGTTCACGGTCGCGGCCTGGACGTAACCGTGCGGGATCTGGCCACGCTGCAGGCGTCCGACTTCCGGGGGGCGTGGTAATGCACCCCGTCCAACTGGAAACCGGCCCCCGCCTGCACCGCGCCGCCCTATGCCTTCCTGAGAAATTCCATGTCCGTCTGAAACAGCAGGGCCGCACGTTGGTGGTTCTGCAGGGCGACACCGAGCAAGAAGCACACGAACGCGCTCAGCGGCTCGCTGACGCCCTTTTCAGCAATCAAGGAGGGTGGACCATTGAGCCAGCCTGACCTGCGCGTGGTGCAAAGCACTGCCGATTATGCGAACGGACCAGACGGCACCGCTCTGGAGACAGCTCTGGAGCTGATGGCAGAGGAATACGCACTGCTTGAGCGTGACGCCGAAAGCCTCGGCATCGATATGGACGAGATCGACCAGGAGCTGGCCGAGATCACTGCGAACGCCGACGCCTTGCTGGCCGGGATCGCTGGGCTGGTGACCGAATGACGCTCTATACCGACGGGCTGATTATTCGCCGAGATCGCAACATCCTGGACGACGTGGTTACGGGCCAGTTCGATGCCGCCGAGGCCGCTGCAGTCGAAAGCTTTGTTCGCTCTCCCGTGTCGTCTGCCTTCAGAACCAATGAGCTGACCGACGCCGAGTTGGGGGAGGTTATCCGTCCTGCCATGACGGCGCGCGGGTATACCTCGCCAGAGGTTCGCGCCGAACCCGAAACCCCGCTGCTGACCGCAGAGCAGGCCCGCGCCCGCATCAAGGAAGAAGGCCTAGACCTGACCGTCGAGGATTCCGGTATCCGAGCCGGCGCTCTGGATATCCTGATCGAGCGCAAGCGGGCCGAGAATCAGCGCAAATTCATCCTGGACAACGCCCCCGCCTCGACCATCCCTATTCAGCTGCTGGCCGGCTTCGCAGCCTCTGCCATTGATCCGGTCAACATCGCCGCCGCCTTCGTGCCGGTAATCGGTCCGACCCGTTACGCCGCGATGCTGGCCAAGACAGGCAGCACCGCGGGCCGATTCGGAGTTCGTGCTGGCGTGGGTGCGCTGGAGGGCGCAGTGGGTACCGCCCTGGTCGAGCCGATTGTGCTCAATGCTGCGAAGCGCGAGCAGGCCGACTACGACCTGGCCGACAGCCTACTAAACGTGACATTCGGCACCGTGCTCGGCGGTGGTCTGCACAGTGTCGGCGGATATGTCTCTGACGCCCTCAAGGCGCGCACGCTTGCGACGATTGACGCCGAGGCGCCCCGATCTATTGCCACGCCAACCGAACGCAGCACAGCGACGCTCCCGCAAGCCCTGGGGCGTATCAGTGATGACTCGATGGAAGGCCTGCGCCTTTCCCTGGCTCGGGGCATTGAGGCGGACCGTTCGACCCTGGCTGCAGCCGCTTCCCGCCAAGCCGCTGATGAGCTGACCCCGATCATTCGCGCCGAATTGGAGAGCTCGACAGCCGGCCGACAGCCGAACGTGCGCGACCTGAAGGCAGAGCGGGAAACCGTCCAGGTCGCTCTCGAACAGCTCGACGAGAGCTTCAAGGTTCGCGCTAAAGAGTTTCAGGCCACCCTCCCCCGTAAACAGGCCGAACGTGCCGCACGCGAGGCGATAGAGGGCGAGCGGCAGCAACTGACGGCTAGGCGTGGAGAGATCGATTCCAAGCTGGAACTGAACCGGCAGGCAGAGCAAGCCGGCGCCGACCTGGCCAGCATCCGTCGCGGCGAGATTCCAGACAGTTACCGGGCTCGCGTCGCCGAACGCGCCGACGAAATCGCCCGTGGCTTCGACCTGAAAGACACCGCCCGGGCAAAGGCCGAGGCCGCCCCCTGGCAGGTTCGGGAGAACGCCCTGCGCGCCGCCGTGGCTCAGTCCGTCACCGGCCGACCAGTGAGCATCGAGGCCGTATTCGATCTGGCCGACCCGGTGAAGCGACCCGCCGCCCTGGAGCAGATCAAGCAACCCGCAACCCGTAGCGCCGACCCTGCCGCCGAGCGCGCAAGCCGCGCCGCCGATGACGCGCTGAAGACCAAAGACATTGCCGACCCGGCCACGCTCGACAAGCTGCTGGCCGATGAACTGGCCCTGACCGACGAGATGGTCCGCCAGGCCGGCATCAACCCCGCATCGATCTACCGTGAGGCCGACGAACTGCTGGCCGACGCCGAAACCTACGCCGCCGCCTACCGGGCCGCCGCACTTTGTCAGTTGAGGAACTAATGGGCGCTCTAGACTGCATCGACACTATCCAGGCTGCCGCCAAGGCTGCAGGACGCGAGCTGAACGAACAGGAGATGGACGAGCTAGTCGAGGGCCTGCAACAGCGAATCAAGGCCCTGCGCGCTGCCGATGAGATGCTGGGCGCCGAAGATGCCGCCCTGAAGGCTGCCGACGACCTGTCCGCCGAATCACTGCAGGCTGCGAAGCTGGAGAAGCGCAACGCCGCCATCAACGCACGGCGCCGCCTGGAGGCCATCGGCTACATCCGCAGCACCTGGGCGGATCGTCCTGACTTGGGCCTGGAATCCTTCCTGGTTGGAACCAACGTAGCTCGGGCCGGGGCGCGCCGCTCAGTCGCTGCCGAACAGAAACAGCTCTCGAACGCCTATATCGCGGGCTTCCTGAACGACATGGAACAGGCCGACCTGCTCCCGTTCCTGACCCGCGGCGACAACGACTCCGAGATAGCCGACGCCCTCTGGCGTATCGGTACTGATCGCCCGCTTGATGGCCTGGGCCGGGAGTCGGTCGAGATCGCCCGCATCATGCAGAAGTACCAGACCGCCGCTCGGTCGGATGCCAACCGGGCCGGCGCCGAGATCCGCGACTTGCCGGGCTACATCGTTCGCCAGTCGCATGACCCGTACAAACTGGAGCGCGCCGGTTTCCAGCAATGGCGCGACGAAATCAGCGGCTTACTCGACGAGCGCACCTTCGAGGGCGTGACCGACCGCAGCGAGTTCCTGTTTGCCGCTTACAACGGCCTTGTCTCTGGCGTTCACCTGAAGGCATCCACGCCCGAGGCCTCTGGCTTCAAAGGCCCACGCAACCTAGCCAAGAAAGTCAGCGCCGAGCGCGTGCTGCACTTCAAGGACGGCCTGTCCTGGCACCAATACAACAAGGCCTACGGCACTGGCTCGCTGCGTGAGGCATTCCTGGGAGGCCTGGACCGGGCAGGCCAGAACACCGGACTGATGCGCCGCCTGGGCACCAATCCCGAAAGTAACTGGGAAGCGATCCTCGACGAGCTGCAGCGCGATCTGATGGACAAGCCGGTGGAGATGCGCCGCTTCCAAACTGACCGCCGCGGCTGGCTGAAGACCCGTTTCGCTGAAGTGGACGGGACCGCCCGCCTGGCAGTGAACCAGCAGGCCGCCAGAGTCGCCTCGAACATCCGTGCTTTGCAGTCGATGGCCAAGCTGGGCGGCGCTGTTATCTCGGCCGTGACTGACCTTCCGGTGGCCGCCAGTGAGATGCGCTACCAGGGCAAGGGGATGCTGGGCTCGATGGGCACGCTGATCGGTGGAATGGTAAAGGGGCGCAAGCCAGCCGAGCAGCGCGAGATCCTGTCCAGCTTGGGCGTGTTCTTCGATAACGTCCGGGGCGACGTGGTTTCCAAGTTCAGCGCCGATGATTCCCTGGGCGGCAAGATGAGCGGGCTACAGCAGAAATTCTTCAAGCTGAACGGCCTCATCTGGTGGACTGACACGATGCGCAGCACCGCCGCGCTGATGATGAGCCATCACCTTGCCTATAACCGCGCGATGAACTGGGACCAGATGAACCCGGATCTTCGCCGAACCCTTGAGCTGTTCGACTTCGACGCGGGGCGCTGGGATCTGGTGCGCGGCACAGGTGCCAAGCTGGCCGATGGCCGCGAGTACATGACCACTCAGGGGCTCGACGATATCCCCGAGGCCGACCTGGCCGCCTACCTCACCAGCAAGGGCCGCACAGCCAACACCGCCGCAGTAGCAGAGCTGCGTGAAGAGCTAGGCGCCCAACTACGCAGCTACATTACCGACCGGGCCAGCTATGCGGTCATTGAGCCGGATGCCAGGACGCGCGCCATCATGCGCCGCGGCACCCAGCCAGGCACTGTCGCCGGTGAGCTGCTGCGTTTTGTGGGTCAGTTCAAGGCCTTTCCGGTGGCCATCCTGCAGAAGTCGTTCGGGCGTGAGCTGTATGGCCGCGGGTATACACCGAGCGCTTATGCCGAGGGCGCCGGTCGGGAGCTGATCCAGGCGCTGCGCAACGGCAACGGCGAAAAACTGGGCATCGCTCAGTTGCTGGTCTGGACCACCCTTTTCGGGTACGGCGCCATGACCGCTAAGGATCTCCTGAAAGGCCGCGAGCCCCGCCCTGCTGATGACGCAAAGACCTGGGTGGCGGCAATGCTCCAAGGCGGCGCCCTGGGCATCTATGGCGACTTCATCTTCGGCGAGGCCAACCGCTTCGGTGGCGGCCTGATCGGCTCCCTGGCAGGCCCGACAGCGGGCGCCGTCGAAGGGCTGGCCGACGTGCTCTACCGCGTCCGCGATGGCGACGACGCAGCCGCTGCAGCCGTCCGGTTCGGCATTCAGCAGACCCCGTTCCTCAACCTGTTCTACACCCGCGCCGCGCTCGATTACCTGGTTCTGTACAGCGTGCAAGAAGCGCTGAACCCCGGATCTCTTCGCCGGATGGAACGCCGCATCGAGAAGGAAAACGGCCAGAGCTACCTGCTGGCTCCCTCCCAAACACACCTCGACCCGTTCGGGCTTGAGTAAGAGGCACACCAATGGATTACGAAAGCATCGCCAACGCCTTCTATGGCACCCCTGTTACGCCACCGGACGCGCCTGATTCTCTCCTGGGTAGCGGAAAAGCCCCCGAGCCAGTCAGCCAGGCGCCGGAAGCGCACATCGAGCAAACATCCCTCACCGACAGCATCGCCGAATCGTTCTACGGCATGAGCGAGAACCAGGTTCCCTCCGATCAGCACTACCCCGAACTGTCCGACTTCTACGAAAGCATGGAGCGGGAGGACCGGATCAACGGCGAGGAAGTGGACAGCAATGCATTCCACGCGAGCAGCACCGCCCTGCAGCAGTTCGCGGTTGAGGCAGGCTTCGGGCGTGACCACATCCGAGCGCTGATGACCGCCGCCAAGGACGCCATCTCCAACCCGATTACCTCCTACGAAAGCCTGCAGGCCAGGAACGAGCACTGCCTCTCTACCCTGCGCGCTACCTGGGGCAGCGAGTTCGACCGGAACCTGGCATACGCCAAGGCCGAAGCCGCCCGCCTCTCCCGGTCCGTACCCAACGCCGGCCAAGTGCTCGACATGGGCGCCGGATCTGACCCCGCCCTAGTGAAGCTGCTGGCCGAAGCCGGCCGCACTCGGGCACGCCGCAAATAACCCCCACACCGAAAAGGAACAAACCATGACCGCCACCGCCAGCAACATCGATGAAGTAGAAGTCAGCCTCGACGCACGCCGCCAGGCTCTGGAGCTGCGACAGGAACAGCTCGAAGGCGAACACGAAGCCGCAGCACTGGCCGCAGCAGAGGGAGACGATAATGCGACCAAGCGCGTACCGGCCATTAAGCAGGAGCTGCGCGAGCTGCAGGACGAGCTGACCGCGCTTGATGCCGCCTGCCGCGCCCTGGATCGCCGCAAGCATGACCAGCGTATCAATGAGCGCGTTGCCGCAGTGAAGACTGCAGAGCAGGCAATCCCCGGCGCTTGCCGATCGCTGCAGGCGTCATGGGCCAAGCTGGAATCTGCTTTCGCAGAAGTCGGCGCCGCCTGGGCTGACGTGAAGGAAGTAGCACAAGCCACGAATGCCCATGCCCGAGCGTGCCAGCAGCCAGGCGTCATGCCGAACCGTGTCGAGACACGTAACGACATTGCGCTCGACGCCTTAGCTGGCCTTGCAGGGAAACTGCTCTTCATCGCCACCCAGGACGAGATCGAGCCAAACGGCGTGCGCTATGGGAACAGCCCTGTCGTCCCGGAAGAGGTACGCGAGCGTATCAACACCATCCTGGAAGCCATCCAGCGTAATGCCGTCATGCATTCGGCGCGGTCAGTGAAGGCGATCCGAGGATGACACCCAAACAAGAGGCCTTCTGTCTGGCCTACATCGAGACAGGCAACGCAAGCGAGGCCTACCGTCGGGCCTACAACGCGGAGAACATGAAGCCGGAGACGGTGAACCGGAAGGCTAAGGATCTCCTCGATAACGGCAAGATCACGGCAAGGCTGGCAGAACTGCGCGAGCCCATCCTGGAGCGTCACGGCGACACCGTAGACAGCCTGCTGGAAGAGCTGGAGGCAGCGAGGGCGCGGGCCTTGGCAGTTGACCGGCCATCTGCCGCGGTATCGGCCACGATGGGCAAGGCGCGCCTCCTGGGGCTCGACCGTCAGCAACTGGATGTGACGGTGGATTTCAAGGTCGGCTTGGCTGACAAGCTGAAGGCCGCACGGGAGCGAGCCGGCCGGGTTTAGGTGGGGCAAAACTGGATCAGTCGGCTAGTGCCAGGGCCAAAACCCCGACAGCCTGCGCGCCTTTCATTGGTTGGGCGGTGGCAGGCATACCCAACACCAGCGGAGAGAATCAGTGTCGATTGCTTATGGTCGCCCAACGCAAGAACCTGTCCCGTTTCCTAGAGAACTCGCTGTCTTGATCGTGAAGAAGGCGTGTCGAATGGCAGAGAAGTTCGAGAACGAATGCATTGACACAATGCAGCGTGACGCCCGGCGCGCCCTGCAGCGTGGCACCGATCCCGCCGCCATCGTTAGCCAGCTCGGCCTCTGATAAACAATCATCGGAAATCAAATGGGGGGCCTGCCGGCAGATGTGGGCCAAAGCAGACCCCACTCGGCACTAATTATCTAGTTGCCGCATGGGGGCCACTCGGCAACTGCTGTCCAGCTGGGGGGCCAGGTGAATGACACACGCGCGCACCTGTTCACTTTCGGTATAGCTGAGCTAATACGGGCAAATACGAGCAAAAAGGGCTTTATTTCCTTTTATGGTACGTCTAAAGTGCAACACCATTAAGTGAGCACCTTAAATGCAACACAGGGAGATCAGCCATGTTCGTTCGCGCCTACCTTCGCGCCTCAACCAGTGAGCAGGACGCCAGCCGCGCCCGTGACACCCTGGAGCAATTCGCCGCCAACCACGGCCAGCACATCGCTTGCGAGTATCTGGAGAACGAGAGCGGCGCCAAGGCTGACCGCCCCGAGCTGCTGCGCCTGCTGAAGGACGCCAAGAAGGGCGACGTGCTCCTGGTCGAATCGATCGATCGCCTATCCCGCCTGCCGGCCGAGGACTGGCAGAAGCTGAAAACCGCTATCGACTCCAAGGGGCTGCGCATCGTCGCGCTCGATCTGCCGACCAGCCACCAGGGCATTGCCGACACGAAGGGCGACGAGTTCACCGGCCGGATGCTGGCCGCTATCAACTCAATGTTGGTGGACATGATGGCCGCCATCGCCCGCAAGGACTACGAGCAGCGCCGGGAGCGCCAGGCGCAGGGCATCGCCAAGGCCAAGGAAAAAGGTGCTTATAAAGGAAGGCCCGTCGACGCCGATTTGCACAAGCGCGTCCGGGAGCTGCTGGCCGCGGGGCTTGGCGTCCGGGCCACCGCAAGGCACGCCGGTTGCTCGACTACGACCGTGCTCAAGATCCGCGACAAGGCGTCATGAAGACGGCCGACCTATTTCGTGGCCAGCCACCACACCAGTGAGCAAAAGGCCCCGAGCAGAGTTCCAGTTATGAGAGTGCTTTGAATCAACGCTCGAACAGTCGTACGGCCAATGGATGCATAGAAGTCGTCCACGGCTTCGGAGCTCATCCCTTTCGAAAGCAGTTCATCCGCGACAGCCCGGGCGCGTTGCGATAAGAAGAAGAACGCCACTATCAGCGCGATCAGATAGCAACCGCCGAAGATCCACAAGTACATGATTTCGCCTCCTTGCGCATAGATTGGCTAGATACTATCAGGGCGGCAGCGGAAGGGGCATTAGAGCAACATTCGACGATGCCAAGCGGTGCAAGCCGCACCCACATTGCACCCATAAAGAGAAGATGAGGCAGCCTCTAAATCACTGGAAACCGCATAGAATCTGGCGTCCCAGGCGAGGTTCGAACTCACAACCTTCCCCTTAGGAGGGGGATGCTCTATCCAATTGAGCTACTGGGACTGATTGCGCGGCCGGCATGTTAGCGAGCCAGATGCGCTTTGTCATGTCGTTCGTGGGGCCAACGCTGCTCACCCGCCACCTCTGGAACCCTGTCTCGGCCGGGATTTGTCATCATGCAAATTGCATTGGTCGCGGCGTGCATCCGTGCAAAGCGCAAGCTCGCCTCTGACACATTCCAACCTAAGCCATTGATTTTAAAGGACTTAAAAGCAATTCAGGCTTGGCACAGCGCGTGCTATATGAAAGGCAATCAAATGTGACGCGAAGGATGACGCTCATGATCAAGCCGGTTTCCCTCCTGAGTACTGGATTCGCACTAGCCGCGCTGGCGGCGATGCAAATGCCAGCAGCCGAACCGCAAGCGCATCAATACGAGCCCACCCCGCAAGTTTCCACTCAGCGCGTGCAGTTCGCTGAAAAGGCCCAGATCACGACCCTGAGCGCCACCCAGGGCAGCACATTGGCTCAGCCGCAACGCTGGGTCTTTTAAGGGATTGGATTTTGAGCGGATCGTTCCGCAAAGGAGATATTCATGTCCAAGTTCGCATTGACTTGCCTACTGCTCACCGCGGCCTGTGTGTATGGCGCATTCGCAGAAATACAGGAGCCAGGGGCGCTAGCTGCCGCTTGCAAGGCGGGCATCGGAGTCTTTGGGACGCTGTTCCTGATAGCCCTGATGATTGGGCGCAAAATAAAGTTCGATCCGGTACTGCGTTGATTCATCCCCGCTGTGGAAAATGCACTGCATCACAGTAAAGGCACTTTGATAGCACAACCACTTTACTAATCACCGATTCGTCGTATAATTGGCGCCATGAAGCCGTCTCCTATTTTTTCCCTTGGTCGACGGAACAGCGAGTACTGGTGGCTGTCAGACCGGTGACTACCCCGGCAATACGCCAGCACGCCCACCTGACTAACCGGTTAATTATGCGCCCTATGAAACAGGCAGTTTATTCCAGCCGCACGGCTGACAAATTCGTGGTTCGGCTTCCCGATGGCATGCGCGAACGCATCGCTGAGGTAGCGCGTAATCATCACCGCAGCATGAACTCGGAAATCATCGCCCGCCTGGAGCAAAGCCTGCTGCAGGAAGGCGCTCTGGACGACGATCTGAGCATGCGCTTGGACAGCCCTGAGCTGTCACTGCATGAACGGGAGCTGCTCCAGCGCTTCCGTCAGCTGGCTCACCGACAGCAGAACGCCTTGATCGCGCTGATCGCTCAGGATACCGAGCTCGCCAAGGAAGACTGA